AGGGCGAACTGCGCCTGCTTCTTGGCCTTGACCTTCTGTACTGCCACGATTCCTCCCAAGGTTGCGGTGTTCGGGTGGCGCCCCTCGGGAGCGCTCTACCAGCAAGGATACACACACAGGGGAGGGCATTGTGCGGACAGGGCGGAAAGAAGTCAAGGAGGCCGTCCAGCATGTGGACGCAGAACGGCCCCCGCCGCTATGGCGAGGGCCGTTACTGGGTGCCGTGGATCAGCGGAAGAGGGACGTCCCGAGGATCTCGTCAGCCGCCTTGTCGAAGTCGTACTCCTGGCCGCCCTGGCCCCGGGGGGTCGGGTCGCCCGGGGTGCGCAGGGCGCGGGGCCGGGTGCGGAGCGTGGGCTCGTCGCCGTCGCCGTCGTCGTCGCCGCCCTCGGGGTCCTCCAGGTTGAAGTCCTCGCGGACCTGCTCGAGCGACTTCTCCAGGGCCTCGCGGTCGGCGCCCTGGACGTACTTGGCGTACTTCGGGTCGAGGTCGCCGAGAACCTCCTTGCGGAGAGCCTCGTGCTCGTCGGCCTCCTCGCGCTCCTTGGCGGCAGCCTTGAGGGTGGCGTTCTCGGCCGTGAGCTTGTCGATGGTCTTCTGAGCCTCTGCGCCGTTCGCGTCGGCGGCGGCGGCCTTGGCCTCGTCGCGCTCGGTCTCGGTCGCGGACAGGGTGGCCTTGGTCTCGTCGTGCGAGTCCTTAGCCTTGGCGAGGTCCAGGCGCACGTTGTAGATCAGTCGCCGGAGCTTGGCCTTGTCGATCTCGGCGTCTTCGCCACCTTCGGTCTCCCACGGAGCGCGGAAGTTCTCGTACGAGCCGAGCGTTTCGATGTGCTTTGCCACGGGGACCCTCCTGAGGTCTGAGCGGGCGACCCCTTGGTCAACCCTGTCGGTCACTAGCCTACCACGTACAGCGTCTCGGGCAGTGCAGCGTTCCCGGCTCCGGTGCGGACCACGCGGGCGTAGGAGTTCGCGGCCAGGGAGCCGGAGATGTGGGCAGTTCCGGTCGTGGGGAGCGTGACCTTCCCGGTCAGCATAGCCTTCGGGGTGCCGACGAGTTCCATGCCCACGTTCTGCGGGAACCCGCCTCCGGTCCGAGTGAGGGCCTGCAGGTTCTCGAACGACCCGGAGGACGCGATCCGGAAGCCCGCCACGTTCGAGTCGGACAGGAAGTGCGTCACGGTCGCGTCGGCGGAGGAGACGTTCAGCCCGTACCCGGCGCAGTCCTGCGACGCGCACGCGACGACCTCGCACCGCGAGGAGTTGATGAGGATGCCGTCAGCCCCGGACGTGGCCCCGGTGCCGTTGCCCCGGTAGTAGACCTTGGAGTTCGCCAGTCGCGTGTTGCCGCCGCCGAGCTCGATGCCGGGGAACGCGCCCCCGCCGGTCGCCCTGATGTCGCTCACCTGGGAGTCCGAGGAGCCGTCGATGAGCAGGCCCTGCTCGACGCAGTTGAACAGCACGAGCCATCCGACCTGCATCTCTCGGGAGCCGCCCGCCGTCCCGGTACACCAGACACCCTTGCCGCCCGCCCGGTGGACGTTGACGTGGTGGATCATGTTGAAGGGGTCGTTCCCGGACTTGATCTGGTACGTCTGCCCGTCTCCGGCGCCCACGAACTTGATCCCGTGGCCGTTGAAGTTGACGGCGTTGTGCCGACCGATCGTCAGGTACTCGACCAGGACCCGGTGGCAGTTCGAGTTCAGGAGTTCGATCGCGCCCCGGTCGATCCCCGCCGTCGTGTACTGGGGACTGATCAGGGTTCCGTTGCCCTGGCCCCGGAGCGAGGTCGACGGGTACATGGTGATGGACGTGGCGTTGTCGTGGCCGACGTAGAACGTGGGGCCCACGAGCTCCACGCCGATGTAGCCCTCCCCGCCGAACCCGTCGAGGGGGCGGGATGCACGCTGGAGGGCGAGATTGATCTCCACCTGGTCGTTCGTGCCGTCGCAGACGTAGTCCGCAGCGCTCTTGACGTCGGCCGGGAGTTCCGAGGAGGCCACCAGGAGGCGGCCCTTGCGCGGGACGGCTGTCGTCCCCGAGGATACACCGGCGATCTCCGAGTCGACGTAGGCCGTGGTGGCGAGACCAGCGACCGCCGAGTTGACGTAGCCCGTGCTGGCGAACCCGGCGATGGCCGTGTTGACGTAGGAGGTGGTGGCGAACCCGGCGACCACCGAGTCGACGTAGGCCGGGGTTGCGGCCATCTCCTCGATCGCCGCATTGAGGGCGTCGAGTTGAGCCTGGGTGAAGACCGGCCTCTCGGGCGGGGGGCCTGCAGCCGTACGAGTCCAGCCCTCCCAGAGGAGTTGGTAGTATTCTCCCCAACTCTCGACGAGTTCGGTCTCCCCGTCCTTGGTGAGGTTGATCGGCGTGAACGTCATGGAGTCAGTGTCTCACATGTCGAACTAGGCCGCGCTGGCCTCGTCGTGACTCAGGAACTTGCCGGTGTCCGACCAGTGCTCGTAGCCCCGGCGGAACCTCTGTGCGGCGTCGCTGCCGCCCCCGGCGCCCCAGCGGGACCACATGTCGGCGAAGGCCTCGGTCTTCTTGACCATGGGGTCGTTGTCGGAGTAGACCGGCTTGAGCGAGCACCCGCAGTTGTCGTGGACCTTCGCGTCCCCGTCGCCGGTGAAGCGCTGGTCGCTTAGGTCGAACGAGTCGCCCTTGAAGGCCCGGTAGCGCAGCCCACGGCTGGCTAGCATGGCGCAGAAGTAGCAAGGCTTGGCCTTGGTGACCCGGACGTACCCGAGGGCCACCCGGTCGGCCTCGACGTTGTCGTGGATGGTCTGCCGCGACCCAGCCTGTGCGTGACGGATCGTCGCGCCCGCGAGCTTCGTCGACGTGACCTGCTTGGCCTCGGCGAGCAGGGCCTTCTTCTGCTGGGGCCCGACCTTGAGGGTCTCGATCTGGGCGGCCTTGTTCATGTAGTCGTACGGGCCGACGGCCAGCAGGCTCTTGCGCACGCCCGGGTCGATGACGCCCAGGCTGGCCTCCGGCGTGAAGGCAGGAGCGTTTACACCGAGTTCCGTACGGCGGAGCGCCAGGTAGAACTGCGCGGCGCTGTTCGACCCGGAGTCCGAGGTGCGGATGAGCGGCGGGATGATGAGGTCCAGCCAGTCCTCGACGGACTGGGTCGAGGACGGGTCGACGCGCTGCTTGTAGTAGAGCGCGACGACGGCGGCGATCTTGGCCGCCTCGCGGTTCTGCTGCGCCTTGTACGCGGTCGTCAGCGCAGCGGCCTGTGCGGCCTGGGCCTCACTGAGTGTCGCCACTGGGGGCCCCCTCGGTGGAGGTCTCCTCCTCGGTGCCGAGGAGTTCCCGCAGGAGGGTGTCCAGGGAGCCCGACTCGACGAGTTCCTTCGCGCGCTCGACGTCGGTGTCCTCCCAGCCGGGGATGCGCTCCCACAGCATCTCGAGCGGGACGCCGAGTTGACTCGCGAGCTTGCCCAGCGCGTCGGCCGCCTGGCTCATGGACATCGACTCGACGTCCTTCCAGCGGATCCTCAGGTCCCACGCGGCAGCCGTGACGAAGTCGCCCTCAGCCATCGCGGCGAGGCGTGCCATCTGCTCGTGGAACTCACCGGCGTACGTCTTGAACTGGAAGGCCTTGTGGAGCAGGCCCTCCTTCGCGGCGGCCAGCGCCTCGGCCTGCAGGTTGCTCGAGAGGCCGAGGAGGTGGTGCGGGGGCATCTGCGTGATGGCGGAGAGGAGTCGCAGGTCGGCGTCGGTGGCCTTGACCTGGTTCTCGATCGACCCGCCGGGGAGCACCCCGAACTTCGTGTCCTTGTTCGTGCTGACCAGCAGGTCTTCGACGCGGAGCTTGAGAGCCTGCGCGGCCTGCTCGGTCTTCGAGTCCGGCTTCGCCATCCCGGCGATGTAGCGGACCTGCCAGGCTCCGAACCGCTGAACGATGAGGCGGTCGAAGAGATCCTGGTCGATGCGGCGAAGGAGCGGCAGCACGGGCTCGATCTCGCCGCGCGTCCGGCCGTCGAGGTCGATGCGGTTCGCGCAGCGGGCCACGGGGGGGACGGGCATGCCGTGCTCGATGTGGTCGATGTACGTCCACTGGTCGGCCGTTGCGCCGTCGCCGGTGCAGGACAGGCGGTGGACGACGTAGGCGTCGTAGACCTTGACGTTCCAGCCGGTCTTCATGCCGACGCCGAACCCGGTGTCCTCGTAGCGCTCGGTGGCCTCGATCGCGAGTTCCGGCCACTCGTCGTCGTCGTCACTGTAGAAGGCGGCCATCTGCTCGGCCGACTTGCCGTACATCTTGCTCATCACGGACCCGGTCAGGGGGTCGACGCCCGGCAGGACGACGCCGTACGCCACGGACTGGCCGACGGCGGCGCGGTGGATGGCGCCCTGCTTCGAGCCCCAGCGGTTGCGCAGGAAGGTCTCGTAGACGGGGAGGAGGCCGGTGACGCCCGGACGGCTGATGCCCTCGACGTGGGCAAGCTGGGAGACCGTGTTGGTGATCAGCCCGGCGAAGTTGTTGGGGGACAGGCCGCGCAGGTTCTCGTACTCGGTCGTGGTATCGGTGCGGGGGGCGAAGGGCCGCCCGTAGCCGACCTCGTCGGGGTCGACGTTGTCCTCGGAGTACGTGTACTGCTCGCCGTTCATCCAGGCGCCGAGGAGTTGGGCCTGCGCGCGGGATCGGAGGAACGAGGGGAAGTAGGTGACGGCCATCTCGATGACGGCGCCCTGCTTCATGAACTTTGCCACGAATCCTCCTAGATGGATGTCCTGCTCTAGGGTATCACCCCAGAGACAGCGAAAGCCGGACCCCCACCTGGCCCGGCCTCGCTGCGTCTAGGTTACCACGTACGTCAGTCGCTGACCTCGATGAGGTAGGTGACCATGACGGCGCGGTGGTCCTTGTACTTCCTGGACCCGGACGTCTCCATCAGGCGCGAGGACTGCACCTTGACGTTGAGGTTCGGGAAGTGGCTGACGTAGTCGATCTCACTGTTCTGGCGGGTCGGGCCCGAGTTGCTGTCGATCACCATGTCTCCGGTGACGGACAGGACCCAGCGGCGTCCGGAGTTCCAGTCGCCGGTCCCGAAAACGATCCCAGCACAGTTCTCGCGCTCCGCGTTGAACGCATCGACCTGGTCGGCGGCGACCTTCTGGCGGGCCTTCTTCGCCTTCGTGGGAAGTCCGACCCGGCGGTGGGAGGCGACCAGGTGGTGGTTGAGGACGTGGACCCGGCGACCGCTCGGGATGTGGATGAAGGCCGCATGGGTGAGACCCTTCTTGTTGATCTCGTCCGGCCCGGCACCCTCGCCGACCCAGCCTCCGTCCGCGATGTCCGTGACGACGTTGCGGCTGTTGTTCGGGTTGAACTCGAGGACCGTGGTGTCGTAGAGGACGGGAACCTTCGGGCCACCCGGCGTGCGGAACACGACCTGGGCCCAGGTCGGGTTCTCTAGGAGGAACTGGGCGATCTCGAGCTCGCGGTCACCGGCCTCCTGTACGCCGATGGCGTGGGCCCCGGCGTCGACGAGGGCGTTCAGGTCGTCGACCTTCTCCTGGAACGTCCCCCGACCGAGATTGATGGAGGATAGGGTGAACTCGACCCACTGCTCGGGCTCGGGATCGCCCTTGTGCCTGCCGGGCTTCGGGGGGTTGGCGAGGAGGTTCAGGGTCTCCTTGCCGGGGTAGCCCCTGGTCTCTCCCCGGATGCCGCGCTTGGCCTGGAAGTCGGCGACGGCCTCGCGGTCCTCACCGTCGGAGAAGAAGTTGTCGATCCCGTTCTTGTAGTGGTCGGTGAACCCCTGCTCGACGAGCCGGTTCGCCAGCCACTTGACGTGGCCGCCGCGAGCGCCGGTGAAGTATTCCTCCGGCTTCATGCGGTCGGCCAGGGTGCCGGTGTTGACCTTGCGGGTCGGCTTGGCGACGCCGGTGCGGAGCTTCTCGACCTCGACGCGGACCATGCGGAGGAACTTCTCCCACGGGAAGTCCCGGGGGTCGGTGTGCGTGGTGTTCCCGAACGCGAGGCGCGAGTCGTTGTGTCCGTAGATCCCGTGGGGACCCTTCCGGCGCAGGTCTGCCGTGCTCGGGCGCCGAACCTCGATGCCGTAGGCCAGCGCGAGCTCCGCGACCAGGCGCGCGGCGCGGGCGAGGATCGCGTTCGAGTCGGCGTCGTCCCAGCGGCGGGCCGGACCCTGCTGCTCGTCGCAGAACTCGACACCGATCGAGTTGGTGTTGTAGCCGCAGTGGTAGGCGATCGAGTGGTCGCCGACGCACTGGATGACCTCCTTGGGGTCGACGACGTAGTGCGCCGAGGACATGGGAGAGGTGGGGCCATTCCACCACAGTGCGATGTTGCGGGCGGTGCCCGCGTTGTCGCTCGAGACCGTGCCGTGGAGCACGATCGCCTTCGGGGTCTGGCGGCCACCCTGGTTTCGGGCGCGAATGAACGGCGGGCTGGGGGGTGGGAACTTGGTCGCCACGGGTCCTCCTGAGGTCGGGGTCTGACCTCCAGCGTACCTCCTAGTACCAGATCTCGCCGGGGGCGTCCTCTTCCTCCTCCTCGAAGTTGTTCAGGACGATGCGGCGGAGCATGCGGGCGCCGACCAGGCAGACGGCGGCGTCGATCTTGCGCGGGGAGTCCTTCTGGACCTTCGACAGCGAGGTTCCCCAGCCGCGCGGGTCCGGGTGCTCGATGGCGTTCTCGAGATGCGCGACCAGCACGGGGTGGCCGTCGATCTGGAAGCTCGGCTCGTACTCCTCGATGTCGTTCAGGGTCTCGAAGTCCTCGACGACCTGCTCGGCCGCCGCGATGAAAGCCTTAGTCCGGTCCGAGGAGGACATGTCCCAGTTGATGGCGTGGGTCCGGAGTCCGGTCTTGACCGGCCAGTTCTTGGGGTCGAGGCGGTCGCGGTACTTGCGCATCCACTTGTCCAGCATGGGCATCCAGTACGACGACTCGTCCTCGGAGTCGTCCTTCGCGTGCGAGGGGTCGCCCCAGAACGCGGAGACCTCGAACCGGGCGAACATCTTGTCCACGCGGCGGTCGACGGCGGCCCGAGGCGCCATCCACTTCTTCCCCGCCTCGCCCTTCGGCTTCTGCCAGACGCCGATCAGGAAGCAGTAGCCGTCGGACAGGCGGCAGCCCACGATGGCCGTCGAGTCGTCGGTCTTCGAGCCGTCGAAGAACGCCACGATGGGATCCTTCGGTCCGACCGGCTGCCACCCGGCCTCCAGGATGAGTTCGGGGGTCGAGACCGACCGCATGAGGGTGTAAACGTCCTGCCGTACGGCGGCGTGGATGGCGATGGGGTCGACCCAGGCGTCCTCGTTCGCGACGACCTGGTTGTACCAGAACCGGCGGCTCAGGGAGATCTTGCTCTTCGGCGACAGGATGGAGTCGGTCAGGCCGGGGATGTCCAGCCACCAGGCGCCGCCCCGGACGGCCTCCAGCACGCGACGGATGTAGAGCCGGGTCAGGCGCTCCTCGACCTCGCTCGAGACGGGCTCGATGCCCATCTCCTCGGCGCCCTTCTGCTCGTGCGGGAACAGCGGCCGGAGCCGGGCCTCCTTCGGGGCCTCCAGGGTGTCGTAGAGCATGCCGGTCTGGATGGCGTCACCGGCGGCCTGGGACTCATACGACCGGCGCTCGTCGCGGGCGACGGACTCCACCGAGGGCTCGAAGGCGTTGGTGATCGAGAGCGTGCGCGCGGCGCCGCCCTTGCTCTTCGTGGCGTTCCGCTCGATGGCCTCGGCCATGGCGACGCCCTCATTGTTCGCCTTCCAGTGGTGGGTCTCGTTCTTGATCACCAGGGTGGGTCGGTTGCCCTCCAGGCTGGCGGGCGAGGAGGTCACGGCCTCGATGGCCTTCTGGCCGCCGTAGGCGTAGATCGACTCCTTGCCGATGTCGATGCCGTGCTTCGAGATGCACTCCGGGGTGAACAGGCCCCGGAAGAGCTTCATGGTGTTCTGGGTCTGCTTGAGCGAGACGGCGGCGATCTGCACCCACGCGCGCGGGTGGGGCTTCGCGATGGGGTCGCCCTTGATGAGGCCGATCTCCGGCATGTCCCGGGCGGCCCAGCCAGCGAATCGGCAGGGGCCGACGAACTCGACGGCGCTGATCACAGCCGCGAGCGGGTCCTTGCCGTGGCCCTTGAGCCGCTGCAGCACGTACTCGCGGTACATGAAGCGGCCGGTGGGCTCCCGGTACTCGTCGCCCTCGTCGAGAGCGTAGAACCACAGGATGAAGCGCTTCTGCTCATCGGTCAGGTCGAACGGGAGCGGCCGGTTGTGCTCGTCGGTCTCATCGGCGAGGAGGTTCTCCTTGACCCAGTCCAGAACCTGCCAGCCGATGGTGAGCTTCGGCAGGATGTAGCCCTGCGGGTCGCGCGGGCCGGTCCAGAAGGGGTTGCGGTCCCAGGTCGGGCCCAGGGAGAAGGGGACGACGTCCCAGTCGATCTCCGACTCGAGCGACTCCCAGTCGATCGTCTTGTCGAGGTCGAACTTCGGGTAGACGCCCGGCGGCCGGTGCTCGGTCAGCGCTTCCACCACTTCCGCCTCCCCTTGTGCTTGGCCCCGGCGAAGGTGCGCCGGGCGTACGCGACCGGGTTGTGCTCGGGGCACGGAACCAGGTCGTCTCCGTACAGAGTACGGCCATGCCACTCGGTGCCGAACTCCCACCCCCTGACGTAGCCTCGGCAGGCCGAGTAGCCGTGGTGCGGGCGGCGCGGGCAGGTCCCCACGGACGGAGTGTCCGCGAGGTGGCGACGCTTCACTACGCGCCCTTGAACGCGTCCGCGCGGCGCTGCACGATGTCGACGACCACGCCGTCCTCGGCCGCTGCGGCGTCGATGCGGTTCTTCCTCTCGAGCTCGATGCGGAGTCGACGGCGGTCGCCCTCCAGCATCATCAGGGAGGCCATGCCCTTGAGGTACCCGGACAGCGAGGCGCCCTTGAGGGGGATGGTGTCCTTGACGACGTCCCCCTGCTCGGTGATGCCGACGACCTGGGGGTTCAGGTCGCGCGAGATGGACTCGCACATCAGGAACAGGGCGGCCCAGTCGGAGGGCTCCATCCAGATCACCTGTCCGGACTTCGCGACCGAGTCGTAGAGCAGGGTGGCGATGGGGTGCCAGTCCTCGTCGGGGACGGGGATCTCGACCTCGCCGACGAGGAGTTCGTCGACGTTCACGACCTCGGCCGGGATGTGCGAGATACCCCCCGTGGCCTCGGGGGTCTTGTTGCGACGCCGACGCTCGGCGTCCTTCTTCGGCGGCGGTCCGGGCATCGTTTACACGACCTCGAACAGCGGCTGGGAGGGGCATCCCTCTTCGCGGAAGTGGAGGGTGCCGCACTCCTTGCAGCGGGACCGGCGCCGGTTTCCTGCAGGCTCCGGCGCCGGGTCCGGCTGCGGCTCGAGCAGCGCGACGAAGGCGTGCGCCTCCTCGTTGCTGACGAGCGAGAGTTGGGACCCGGCGGGCTTGAGGTCGTCGGGCACCGAAGGCTCCTGAGCCCTCTGCTCGGCGACGTCGATGACGTGCATGCGGGTCCAGCGGATGGCGCCCTTCATGGCGAACCGGTCGAACCGGTTCTGCCAGCCGGGCACCAGGTGCAGGTCGACGCCCCGGACGCTCTTGAGCGTCGAGGGGGTGTTGACGATGCGGTACTGCCCGTGAAGCAGCCCGAGCTCTCCCCTGGCGTAGGCGTGAGCCTCGGCCATGGTTCGTGCTAGAACGTACGGTGCGGCTGCCACGGTGCCTCCTGGGCTAGGTGTTCGGTGTCCGGTACTTACCGGACAGCACAAGGGTATCAGATGTGCCAGCGGTCCATGACGTGGCAGTGCCCGGTTCCGTAGCAGTCCCAGCACCGGCCGCCGGTCTCGACGTCGTGCGACGATCCGGTGCCCGAGCATGACGAGCAGCACCCCTTCCGGTGCAGCCGGTTCCGCCAGCGGCGGAGCCAGGCCATCACAGGCGTGCGTGCTGCGGTAGGTGGGACGTCAGCGGGTCGTTGGCGTCCATCAGGCGTTTGCCGCGTGCGTCCGCGATCCAGACGATCCCCTTGTCGCTCTCGCGGCGGATGAGGCGACCCACGGCCTGCACGGCCCGGACCTTCATCATGTCCTCGTAGCGGGCGAAGGAGTTCGACCTGATGGCGTTGGAGACCGGGTCCACGGCGGCGTACGGGAGCTTCCAGACGACGACGAGGCGCAGGGCGTTGCCAGGCACGTCGAACCCGGTGGCGAACGACTCGGAGCCGAAGAGCACGGCGTTGCCGTCGGCTTTGAACTGGTCGGCCAGCGCCTGACGGTCCTTGGCCTCCATGTCGCGGTCCTGCTGCAGCACGGTGAGGCCCAGGGACCGGAGTTCGGGGGTCAGGCGCTCGGCGACGCGCTCGAGGTCGCGGAACGACGAGAACAGCACCAGCGCCCCGCCCTTCGCCCGCAGGATCAGGTCGCGGACCTCGTTTACACGGCG